TTCGCTATTTCAGCGGAAGGCTTACGTGATCTATTAGGCACTACTCAAATACAGAGTGCAGATTACAACGGTGTTCGCGCATTGATGCACGGTGAAGTTAATAGCTTTATGGGCTTTCAATTCCACACGATTGAAGCACGTTCTGAAGGTGGCTTAGACATTGCTTCTAGTGTTCGTGAAGGCTTCGCATGGCATGATTCAGCGATTGGTCTTGCAATCGGTATGGAAGTTTCCGCTAAAGTTGACTGGGTTCCTCAGAAAACATCATGGTTATGTAACGGCATGATGAAAGCTGGTGCAGTCGCTAGAGATGCTGACGGTATCGTATCTGTTAAATGGAATGAGTAATTTTTTAACTACTTAGGACTAAAACAAAGTTGAAACTAAGATGGCAGCGGCTTATAACTAGGTTAGCTGCCATTTTTTTTTAAGGTAAAGATATGGCAACAGATATTGAAATTTGTTCAAACGCTTTAATTATGATCGGACATGGTGCGATCGCCTCATTTACAGATGGTGGTGCCGGCGCTAATACAGCCGCCGCTTTATACGAAACCACTTATGAAAGTTTATTGTCTCAGCACCGCTGGCGTTTTGCCGCTGCTAAGATTACGTTGAGTCGAGTAACCTCTTCTCCGTTAAATGAATGGACATACGCTTATCAATTACCAGCTAACTATATTGCTGGTTTTGGTATCCATCCACGTGTTGATTATGAAATTTATGAAGATAAATTACTTTCCAACATGGACACTATAGATCTGGACTATATATTTAAACCAGATGAATCTAAAATACCAGCGCACTTTCAAAGATTGCTTGAATTTAGCCTGGCTTCAATTTTTGCAATCCCAGTTACTGACAACTCATCCAAGGCAGCAGAATATCGCAAGATGTATGAGGATCAACTGAGAAGAGCTAAATATATCGACTCGCAGGCACGACCGTCTGATGCGATTATTGACTCACCACTAGTGGATGCGCGCTACTAATGCCTAGAGTTATAAACTTACAAACAAGTTTTAATAGTGGAGTATTAGATCCACGACTCGCAGCACGTACAGATGTTAAACACTTTTACCAAGGTGCGGCTATCGCTGAAAACGTACAATCATTACCTCAAGGTGGTATGAAACGTCGCCCTGGTTTTAAATACATTGCTGCAATTAACACTGAGGCTCGTCTAGCCGCGTTCGCTTTTAATGTTGAGCAGACGTATCTACTTGTTTTTACTAACAATAACATAGCAGTCTATAGGGACGATGTGTTTCAAGCTAACGTAACAACAACTTATACCACAGCGCAACTGTTTGAATTACAGTGGACTCAATCAGCCGACACCATGATTATTTTGCATAAGGATCACGCGCCGGCAAAACTGGTTCGTGGATCGACGCATTCTTCTTGGGCGTTATCTAACATAGCACTAACAAACATTCCACAATATGACTTCGGTTCTGGTGATGTAAATGTTTGGAGTACGTCAAAAGGCTGGCCAAAAAGCGCTACATTCTATCAAGGTCGGTTGTGGTTCGGTGGCTCAAGATCTCGCCCACAAACATTATGGGGGTCAGTGACAAATGATTTCTTTAATTATGATGTTGGTACGGGCCTAGACGATGAAGCGCTAGACTTAACGCTAGATACAGACCAGGTGAATGCGATCACAGCGGTCTATGCTGGACGTCACTTTCAAGTCTTTACAACTGGTGGTGAGTTTTCGATTAATGATCTTCCGATTACACCATCTAAGAGCGCGGTAAGACGACAAACTCTATTTGGCGCCAGTAGTATTCCACCGAAATCAATCGATGGTTCGACAATCTTTGTTGATCGTACTGGTAAGTCGGTTCGTGAGTTTTTATACGCTTACGCAGAGGACGCATACACCTCTGGCACAGTTTCTTTATTAGCTTCGCATTTGCTTAATTCTCCGGTCGATATGGACTCATTAAGGGGTACAGATTCAGCAGACGCTAACTACGTTTATTTCGTCAATTCTGACGGCACAGTGGCTGTTTATAACTCACTTAGAGCGCAAGAGGTCGGTGGTTGGACTAAATGGACAACAAGCGGATCCATTGAAAGTGTATCGGTGGTAGTTGAAGATGTTTATTTTCTAGTTAAGCGCACAATCAACGGCGTTACAAAAAGATATTTAGAGAAGGTTGACCCAGACTCATACACGGATGCTAATGTTAGAAAGACACAGACATCCAGTAAAACCATTACCGGCTTAACTCACCTTAATGGTGAAGAGTGCAGGGTTAGATCTGATGGTGCGGTTGTTACTAGCGCAACACCTTCTGGTGGCTCGATCACCATGCTAACGGCCGGTGCTGATGTTGAGGTTGGTTTGAATTACAACACCAAGATTAAGACTATGCCAGTCAATCAAGACTTCCAAGATGGGCCGATATTAACAAGAAAGAAACGTATCGTTCGAGTCGAGGCTAATTTGTATGAATCTATAGGGGTTTCAGTCAACGGTGAATATATGGTTGATCGTAGTTTTGGAATGAATTTGGGTGGTGGTGTTACGCCATTTACCGGTATTAAAGAAATGTTTTTGCTAGGTTGGACAGACTTAGCGCAAATAGAAATTACACAAGCGGATCCAGCACCGATGACGTTGCTAGGTATCGGCTTAGAAGTGGAGGCATAGGTGGGTCAATTTATAGCAATGTTAGGAACAGCAGGAACAGTAGCAACAGCAGCAGAAATAGCAATGGCAAGCTCACTAGGTGTTGGAATTGCAGGTACAGCAGCAGCCGGTGGTTTAGCAGCAAGCACTGGATTTTTAGGGCTATCGTCCGGAGCCTGGCAGGGGATAAGTACCGCTGGCTCTATGATTATGGATGTGCGTGCAGGCAATGCAGAAGCTGCGGCTTATAAACAGCAAGCACAACAAGAAGAATTTGCAGCCAAGGATCGGGAGATTCAAAGACGTAAGCGCTTAATATCTTCATTGGCTTCACAGAATGCTTATCGTGGTGCTTCTGGTGTTAGAGCATTTGAGGGTTCACCAGCAGCGATGATGAAAGCTGATCGAGAAGAATTTGATTACGATCAACTTATGGGCGATGCTAATTTATCGATGAAAACAAGCTCTTTATTAACTTCTGGTAAATACGCAAGACAATCTGGCTATGCGAGTGCCGGATCAAGTCTACTTAACTACGGATCAAGTAGATCAAAACGTGGAAGCAAAACTAAAGGTAGATACTAAAAATGGCTGAATTTCAAAGATACCAACGCTCTGAAATGGTGACACCTGCTGGTGTTTCTAACGCCAAGGCGCAAAGCTTTAAATCTTTGGCAAGCAGATTACAGTCGTTTTCTGGTCAGATGCAAAATCAAGCAGACCAGGAATATCAAAGTCAGATTGATGCTTATTCTGCTGATTTAGAGAACGATATTATTGAGAGTGTTGGTCGTTTGTCTATTGATAATAGCACTAATTTTAATAAATTTGGCGCTTTAGTCAATGAAAGGAAAAAAGTAACATTAGAAGGCATAGACGACCCGACTCTAAAACAAAGAGCCGCTTTATTCTTTGATAAGAAAATTGTTCAGTACGGTGAAAAAGTTTGGCGTACAACTTTTCAGCTTCAACAGCAAGAGAAGCAACAGCAGGCTATTAACGATATTCGCATACACGAAAGCGATACGCAATCGATGATTACGTCTGCTATTAGAAACGCGTACGAGTCTAATGTAGATGAGAATATCTTTATTAAAGAGGTTGGCCCCATTGTTCAAGGTCAACGAGCTTACATAGCCAACAAGTTTGAAAATATGCCAGCTTTAGCAACTAAGGCAGGACAAGGCAAAAAAGCCACAAAAGAGCGTAGTTTTCTCGTTAATTTGTATAAAACAGCCGTCTGGGAAGAGGCAATGATTCAAGAAGAAGCCGGTGGATCTGGTGTTAATATTCTGTTTGAGTTTGATAAAAACCCTTCTGAATTCTTTAATAGTAGATCTCATTTAAATGCTTTATTCCCAGAGTCAAAGATTCAATTAACCGAGCAAGAGCAGACAGCCATACTCATTGATGGCGCTAAGAAGTTGAATGCCTATAGAGACAATCAAGAAAGATTAGACGATCAAAAAACTAAATTAAAAGAGGTTGAATGGGCTAAACAACATACATTCATATTAGATCAAATAGTGACAAACCCAGGCTTGATTACAACCGATATGGTCATACAGTCGTACAACGATGGTGACTTAGGCAAAGACGAGCATGATTCACTGCTTAAAATTTTGCAAAGTGATGGCTTATTTAAAGATGATGAGGCGCTTATCTACGACTTGAATATTAAGCTCGACGATCCAAGTTATGACAAAGAAGATCTTTATAAAGAAATCTTAGAAGGTACGCAAAATCAACAGATTAGTGTAACTACGCAGCGACAAATGCTATCTGACTTGCGTAGTGAGTCAAGAAGCAATACAACTGGCTCATGGGCGTACACAACAGCAATGAAAGAAGCCGATTCAGAGTTTACACCGACTGGTTTTCTAGCGACTCTAAACCCGAAAGACGCTGCACTTATTAATAACTTAAAGCGAGAGATTAGGGCGATTTCTACAAACCCAGATATTCAGTCAGAAGAGGACTTTATTGAAGCCTGGGATATAGTAAAAGCAAGATACAAAAGATCTGAGCAGGTTGTCGATACTATTGTTACTTGGAACCCTAACTGGGTTGGTAGCTCTGATAGTCCAAATGTTGAAGAAACTCAAAGAAAGCTTGCTAAACAGCTTGAAGTTAATCAAATTAGTGAGAGAGAATATTTAGATCAATTCGAGCAGATCGAGAAATATAACAGCTCTTTAATTCTTAGGAAATCGAGACAATAATGCTGCATGATAATTCAACAATTCAAGATGATGATGACATCTCCTCAGGTTATTACGCCGAGCTAGAGAGGCGAGTAAAAAACAACTCTCCAGCGATGCAATATTACAATAACTACTTAGAAGAGCAAAGACAAGAAAAACAGCAATTAGAGCCTATAGATGAGTCTCAGCAATATGTAGAGCTTCACCCTTCGTTAGCGGCTGCACCGGCTCAAGAAGAGCTTGTTATTCCAGATGATCCAAGCTTAGTAAAGCCACAAACTGAACTAACTCAGGATAATCAAGAACCATCTTTAATCGAGAGGGGTTGGGATAAGCTACCGCGTGAAGCTCAGATGATTGCGTGGCCATTTATGGCTCCGTTTGTTAAAGGTGCTAATGAAGAAAATCCTATTGCTAGAGGTGTGGTTGAAGGTACTCAAAATGCCGCTCAAGGTATTGTTGATCTAGGCCGTGATATTACTAACGCGCTTGGTGGTGACTTTAACGAAGAGGACTGGTTAAAGATTCCTAGAATCCTAGAGTCTAACCCAGATTCAACTACTGAGGCTGTTGTTAGTGGTTTAGCACAATTTATGTCAATCTTTGGCATGGCTGGTGGAATCGGTAAGGGTGCTACTATTGCTAAACAAATAGCAGGTGGTGCATTTGCAGATGCTTCTTTTGATCCTACTGGCGGTAACTTAGCTACTCTATTAAGAGAACTAGACATTGATAATTCACTTACTCAGTTTTTAGACTCTAAGGTAGGCGAGGATGCAGAAGCACTAGAAAGATTAGAAGCCAGGGGATTACAAATATTAGAAGGTGCAGGTATCGGTTTCGCTATTCCTGCGCTTATCGGTGCGGTTAGATGGTCTAAGAACAAAGGCGCGCCATGGATT